CGTAGTAGTTGCCAACACTGGATGCCATGTCCACAATCTCTTTGGTGTCGTGAATGGTATTGAACACATCTTTGGGCACGTTGTAGATGTTGCGGATGATATGACTATATGACTTGCTATGAATATTGGTTTCAAAGAATGTCCAGTTATAGACCAATGCTTCTAGTTCAGGCAAGCTGATAACAGGCATAAAGATCTGGCTTGGACCGCGGCCTTGTAAACTATCTAGTGCTGTTTGACGTAGCAGGTTACTAGTGAAGATATGTTTGACAGCATCGCTGGCTTCTTTAAAATCGTTCGAGTCTTTGGTAAGACTGATCTCTTCAGGTTGCCAAAAGAAACCACGTGCAGTTGCTTCGAAGTCAGCAATCTTTTTGTATTTTACTTCTTCAAAACGTTGGATGGTCACCGGACCTGCTGGATCAAGAAACATCTTGCGATTTAGATAGTCTGTCTTTGTGTTTAGGTTGTATTGTTGTTTACTCATTTGTTGTGTCGTATGTTTGTTGAAAGATATCTTTCTTTACTGCGCCGTAGTCGCCCTCGCCATGACGTACAATGTAATCGTTGCCTTTGGTATAGTTTAGATCACCCCATGATGTGCGTAGCACACCATCATGATCTGCAAGTTTCGCTATCTTGGGGATCTTCTTAGGTGTAGCGATACCGTTTCCTTGATCGTCTTTGAGATTTTCAAACTTCTCTGGAGTAATAGGATATTTCTCACCTTTTGGACCTGTCATGATATAATGCCCTGCTTCATATCGAACTGGCCCTTCTAGGGTATCGACTGTTCCGGGTTCTTGGGCGATTTCATACTTTTCTTCAGCTGGCTTTTTAAAAGTTTTAAAAGCACCATCCTTGAACCATTCATCATCTACCGTAGTAGATTCTGAAATCAAATCAATATATTCTCTTAATGTTTTCATAATTTGCATGCTTCACAATCTTCGTCTTCTTCTATGACTTCACGTTCGTTGTGGAATCCGTTGTAGTGAACTTCTGGTGTTCTTTGTTCTTGTCTACTGCCAGCTTTGTTAATCAAACTATAGTAGAATGTCTTCAATCCCCATACATGTGCCTGCATGAGGTTCTTGGCAATCAATGTGGTTGGAACCTTACGATCCGCAAAGTGTGCAGGATTGTAAAAGGTATTGGTTGAAATACTTTGATCCACATATGCAGCCAACACCGCAGCTGTTTTCAAGTAGCCGTCACAGTCTTTCTGGTCCCACATCATCTGATACTTGTGTTTCAATCTATTGTATTCTGGAACCACCTGTGTGAATGATCCTGCCTTGCTTTCTTTGGTAGAGATCAAACTCATAGGCATTTCGATACCGTTGGTGGAATTGATAACCACAGAACTAGACTCCACAGGTGCGATAGCCATTAATGTAGCATTTCGCACACCGTGTTGTTTCATTTCTTGTCGGAGTGGTTCCCAGTCAAGCTCTGGGGTAAAGTCAGTGAGTTCGTTAACTCCTCTGGCTCTTCTTTCCCAAGGGAACTCTCCCTTACCGTATCTGGTGTGATCGGAATCTTTGCAACGTCCTCTTTCTTTCGCCATTTCGACCGTGGCTTCTGTAAGGTAAAAGGCTTGATGCTCCATCCAAATTTTAACTTCTGCCAATGCGTCGTTGTCGCCATATTTTATTCCCCTTCTTGCATGCCAATAAGCAAGGTTGGTCACTCCGATGCCTAAGGGTTGAATTTCATCGTTGCTGAGCTTGCTTTGGATGCTCAAGAAATCTTGATAGTCCAAAATATTGCACAGGCTACGCTGTAGTATGCGACATGCACGGCGCATGTCTTCTGGGTTACGGAACGCACCCCAGTTAATGGATCCCAGTGTACATAACGCTATGCGTCCTGTCTCGTCGTCTAGTCTTTTAAATGGACGAGTCGGTAGTAAGATCTCACAGCACAGGTTGCTTTGATATATGGTATGATACTCTGGATCGAACGGACCCTGCTCCATAACATTATCAATAAACACCAAATAGATGCGACCTGTGTCTGTACGCTCCTTGAGAATGCCTGACCGAAATACTTCTTCAGCACTCATTGTTTTCTTACGCAAGTCTTTGCGTTTTTCGTATTTTACATATAGCTCTTCGAATCTCTGTGTGTTTTTATAAAATGCTTCGTATAGATCTGGGACTTCGTTAGGATCAAAGAAGGTTATGTCTTCTTTGTTTTTAAATCGTCTCCAGAAGAAAGCACTAAGCACAACCCCATAATCCATATGACGGACTCGGGTTTCTTCTGTTCCTTGATTGTTCTTAAGAACAATAAGATCATCAAACTGAAGATGCCAAATAGGATAGAATACAGTAGCACTTGCATTACGAATACCTCCTTGTGAGCACGAGCGCAAATCTCCAAACCACTTCTTCAAGAAGGGAATCATACCTGTGTGCATGATTTCGCCACCCCTGATGGGACTACCCAGCGATCTCAAGCGACCAATCTCCAACCCAATGCCAGCACGTTTGCTGGCATACTTGGCCATCATCTCTCCAGAAGCAAATATGCTATCCAGATCGTCGTCACTGCGGATAAGAACACAACTAGAAAACTGCTTAGTAGGAGTGCCGAGCCCAGCCAGCACAGGTGTAGCAAGAGTAAACAAACCATCGGATGCCGCTGTATAATATTCTTTAATGTAACGCATTCTTGCAGCATTCGGCTCTTCTTTATGGAACACAGTCGCTGCTGCCACCATATATCTAACTTGTGGAGTTTCATAAGTTTCCTTTGTCGCACGATTTTTTACGAGGTATTTCTCAATTAACTGTTCAATGGCAGCATAGGAATACTCCTCATCCTTGGCATGATCAATGAAGTCATGCATGCGATTCCAATCATCCTCCGAATACCATTCTAGAAGTTCTGGAGTATACAATCCCACAGAAACATTCTTCTTGACGATGTCATAAAGGTGGGGAGGCTCGTATTGTCCATACACATCCTTTCTTAACATGCTGAGTCGTTGTTTGCCCGCTACAAATTGATAATTGGTATTGCCTACATCTGGATTTGATTCAACATCAATTAGATCCACTATGGCTCTTAGTGTGAGCCCATCTATAGCTGCTGTGGTGATTCCATCATAGAAGTGAGGCTGTGCTTTGATTTCTATCATTGACTGACTTACATCAGCGATGCCTTGACAGACTTTGGCAACCTGCGCTTGCCATTTTTCTACTGCCAACGGTTCTTTGTTGCCGTTTCTTTTAATAACTGTGATGCTCATTTATCGTTCTCTGTTTTATTGTTGTGGGGTATTTATTGCAATTTACTAACTGCATATATTGTCTTGGTATCGAGGTTTTTAAGTTGTGCTACGCTGACTACTGTGCCATATTCAAGGTTAAGAACCCGGTCGTCGCCGACTACTAACATGTATTGGTGATGTTTCTTTTGTGGGCACATAGACATATGTATCTCGCATTTGGTATCAATAAACCGCTGTGTTAATTTAATAGTATACAGCATTCCTAGCACCAATGCAAGATCATCCAGCCTAAGATCCAACATGAGATGCCATGGATCGGGCCATTCTGAGGGGAGTTGTGGATCTAAATACGGGCTTACAAAAGGTGCATGACACCAAAGTTCAGCAACATCTTCCAATGGGGTTGGACTTGTTTCTAAACTTTCTCTAAACTGTCTCCACGCTGCTAGTCTTTTGGTCCCATACTCGTCAAACACCGTAGGCCACATCATACGATATGGACCCGGTTATACCGGTGGCAAGAGGATTTTTATAAGTCAACATCACAGTGTCTATTACTGGCGCGGTTGAATCATCTAAGACAGTGTTACTGCTCTTAGACACGCTGAATTCAAAATTAGTCATTGTGTTTCCTCCCGGTGATATCAATGTGTTAGGTGAATATACAAAATTGTCTAGTATTGAAACATCACTGCCGTGACTGGCAGGACTGAGATCGTCACCGATGGCAATAATTAGTTTACCGTATCTAGTGTGTTCCCCTAGCTTTAGACAGTAATTGATCTCTGTGAATTTATTCTGCGCAGAAAATGCTGCTAAAGGTGTAAAGCTATCAGACAAATATATTAGAGCATAATTTTTGTCAACTAGAGTCACTCCTGCGCTGTTGTATACTTCTGAGAATGCTGCTGTGGAGGCTCCGACGGTAACGGACTGCTGTCGATTACTTGAACAATCTACCAATACATTGCCTACCATCTCGCCAAAATAAACCATGTAGTCGTTGGGGTTGGCGCTGTTGTCTATGCCATTGCCGACATTGAAAAATTTTGTTCTCTGTATCAGTGTGCCACGACCAGCAGTGGCTCTAAAGGCCTGATTGAATATTTCCTGAAACTCACAGTCATTGATCTGCCATCGAGTGCCCTGTGTGGTTACACCTTCAACATAAATTGCGGTGTCATTGACAAAAAATTCACAGTCTTGAAATCTTATATCTGTGTCAAAAACTGCGTTTTGTAGACATTTTATAGATATGGCATTTTCTTGGAACACGCATTTTTCAAAAGTTACATTAGTAGTTCTTATACCAACTAGAGTATTTTGCCAAAACACAGCCGCTGGTGCTGTTGCTATGGTGGTAGTGTCGCCTAGAGTATAGCTGCCAAGAAATCTCACAGCATTAAATTCGCTGTCTGCTACACCAGATAAAGTCAACTGGCCAGTGGTGCGCTTGATGGTAAAATTACTGAACTGGAGATTAGTGGGTCGGTTGGTGCTGTTGAAATCTCCTAGATCAAGTCCCTGGCTGGTTATAACTCTTATGTTGTTATTTCCAATATTCAATACAGCACCGCGTTGAGTTTCACCACGGAGAATTGCTCCGCTAGGCACAGCAAGGTCACTGGTAAAAAGATATTCACCGTTGGGTATTAACAGTGTTTTCTTATAGTTGTCGTTGGCATTTCTAAACAGTTCTGTGAAGGCAGTTTCAAATGCTGCCACACAGTCTGTGCTGCCATCTCCCACAGCACCAAAATCTGCTACACTCACTGTTTCGTCTATCTTGCTTTGTAAACTTCTTGACACGCTGAGAGTGATGGCTGTGTCATCGCTGGCAAACTGATAGCTAGATGCTAGTTCCAGTATGTTATCATGTTCTGTGAGAACTTTGGTGTTGCCCACATACGGAGCACCTTCTAATACGCTACCATTGCCTATGAACAGTTCTTGCGAATCTACTGCCCATGCAAATTCAGCAGAGCTTAGTTGTGGAATGCCACTGTTGGAGTTTTTTTGGCCTCTTCTGACCTGGATTTTCGAGATTTGGACAACGGCCACTTTGGTATCCTCTATGTTCTATAGAGTATTTATCTTCCTAGGGCATAGTATTCCTCTACCTTTGTAAGCCAAGCATCTTGCCACTTGTTGAAGTCTTTAGGTTCTAGTGTAAACTGTTGATATTCAAAAGCACGGCTACACATAAAGATAACACCTTTGCGAATGTCTGTGCCGTAGACTTCATTATGTGCTAATATATAGGCCATCAGTTGTAGATAGTAATCTTCCACCCATTCTGCTTTCTTGGGCTTGTTGGTCTGCTTGTGATCCATTACTGCGGGTTCGCCATCATGCACACCTACTAGATCAGTGGTGCCTGAAAACAGTCCTGGAAAATATAAACTCTGCTCCATGGCCCATACTTCGCTGACTTTGCTGAGACCATTCTCAATGATAACATCGGCCATCTTGTTGGCTTGAACATGCACAGGTGCGTTGCCGGGCTGTCGTTGTTCACCAACAACAAATCTTTCTAGGTTAGCATGCATGGCTGTGCCTACTCCAGCAGCTTCTGTGGTGATCTGCTGTGCTTTGGCATGTCCAATCTTATCCCGCCATTCATTCAAATGTGTCATGTCCTTGGTGGCTGACAGAATAGTTGTCACGCTTGGAAGGCTTTCGCCGTCGGGTGTTAGATATACTCGTTTGCGTGTAACAGGATCGTTGATCTGTTTGCAGTTTTTGTATTGGATACGTTCAATGAACGGTGGAGGAGTAAAAATTGTAGTCATCCTGTATATATTACAGGATTTAAATCAAGTTGTCAAGCCTGAGCGGCTAATTGTTGGGGAGCAGCCGAAGCTGCCATTTTGTCCACTGCGTCTTGGCTGGTCTGCCCCTGCTTGATGGGAGTTTGGGTATCTTTGTCAGTGCCTGGCACATTTAGTTCAATGCCATCTGCGTTAAAATTCTTTACTAGACTTTGAACAATCGGACTGGAATCGTAGATGCTTTTGAAAGTTTCATAGTCAGCACCCATTTCAAATCCACTACGGTCTGCAATCTGCTGTAGACTCTTCCAATTCAACTTGGCCGCCTGCTTTTTAGAGGATGATCTACCTACAAAATTTTTGAGTATCATCACAAACTTGTCAAGGTTAACGTCGGTGTCTACAAATTCAAAAAATCTCATTTTATTTGTGCCAATTGTTGTTGTAGTTGTTGCAGTTCTTGTTGCTTGGCTTTGATTTGATCCTGCACTTCTTTTTTAGCAGCTGCCACTTGTTGAGCCTGCGCTGCTGGATCTGCTTCGCCACCGGCCATGCCTCCGGCCTGTGCTGCTTGACCAACTGCCTTGGCACCTTGTGATGCAACATTGCCTACAGCCTTGGCACCTTGTGACACTGCGTTGCCAACTCCTTTAGCAAGAGCGGCACCACCTCGTAACGCAGCACTACCCAAGGCAGCTGCTCCTCGAGCTACGCCACCCGCAACTGCGCCCAGCACAGGTAGAATTTCGTCTAACTGCTGCTGTTCTTTAGCAGAAGTGATTTCACTGAGTCGCATTAGCCTGCCAATACTTTGAGTAGGCTGCTGCTACGGTTGATGCTTTCGCGTTGTTCACGACCTGCATCACCTAGGCCGCCTGCTGCTGGTTCTGCTGCGGCAAACTCATCGCCGCCCATGTCGCCCATTTCGTCGCCCATGTTCATAGCATCTGGTTCTGCTGGACCCATTTCATCTCCGCCTGCTGCAGGGTCGCCGCCTAGCATTTCTGCACCTTGCTCTTCACCGGTAAGCATTCTCACTCCTGTGCTGAGTGTTTCTCTAGTGGTTTTAAGATTTTCCAGTGCCTGTTGAATTGCTGGTGCCACTGAACTGATAAAGTTCTTGGCTTGATCAGCACTCATTTCGTCACGGATGCTATCACCTAATTGTAATAGGGTGTCATTCTCCATGCCTGATAGTTCTTCAATCCAACGGCTGACTCTGTCAACCATGGTCTTTGCTGTGACGATCGCAGAAGCTTGCTGGATCTCACCTTCTCTTAGATTACTCATACTTTCTCCTTGTATTCTTTGTATACTTTCTGTGGCGGGTGCGCCTGTGATAGAAACTGTCCATTTCTTGCCTGTGGATTCTGATTTTTTAGCTGCCCAGTCTTTGAGTTGAAGATAATGTTGTTTTTCTCTGTCATCATCAGCATACTTTCCACGGCCCTTAAATACTTTCCATTGCTTGCCGTTGATACTAACAGCAAAGTTGTTTGGTGGTTCTGTGTTGCCTTCATCCCAATCTTCTGGATCTCTCACACGTTCCATTTCAATGCTTTCGTAGTCTTCGTCTGAACCAAAACCCGCCGAAGCCAGCGCATACCCGTCATCAGTTTCGCCACCTTCATCGTCGTCATTCTGGTCGCCAAACTCTTGCTGGATACGATCCATTATCATACTTTCAATTCTTTCAAAATCGTCTTTACGATGTAGACCTGTTTCACCTGTAATATCATCAATTTGATCTTGTAGATATTGACCTACTGGACCACGATCCCCGAACAAATCGTATAATTTTTCGAAATCTTCTTCGTCAGCAACACGACCTAATACCGAGGCAACTTCGTCATCTGCACCTTCTTTTACATCTTTGTCTGCATAGTCTGATTCGATGTTGTCCAGCATACGATCATAAATTTGTTCAAAATCATCGTCGCCATGATAGCCGGTATCGATGGTGATATCGTCATACATGTCTTGTATAACTCGTTCAATCTCTTTGCCAAACTTTCCCATTTGTGCATCGTAAAGCATGTCATATCCAGCTTGTGGATCATTGGCAACTTTTGTCAAAAATTCTTCAACTTCTGGACTGCGGCCTTCTAGTTGTGTGTTATCAACTATGTGCTCTTGACGATCCATTAGTTCTGCAACAATGGCATCATGCATGAACTGTGCCTTGGTCAGTGTTTCGTTTTCAATGGTTTCATTGAATCCGCTTTCTTGTCGTGCTGTGTGTATTTGGGTGCGTAATTTGTTACGTGCATCCTCTAGCTTTGGAGTATCAAAACTCTCTAGGTCTAGCCGTGTTCCAAATGTCTTAGACAACGACTCGTTGAGTCTTTTAGAAGATCTGTTGTTTTTAAAAAGGTCGGTTGTTCTCATTTTATGGGATCCAAATTGATGTAGTATTTATTCAATTCACAGCAAACGTTCTGCTTGATTTTTAGCAGTAACAGTTCGATCTCGACTCTCGCTGTAGCGAGCCCACAGCACATCTGCACGATCATAGTCCTGAATATGTATGGCTTTTTGATGCTGAGCCCTCAACATCTGGCTGTCAACAAACCAACGTCCGTATTCTTGATCAGCTCGATACAACTGATCAACTGATAAATGACTGTGTCTCATCGCCAGAATATTGGCCATTTTGATGGCCACAGAGTTCAAGTGTATTTCTGCGTAGAGTAACTGTGATTTTCTATACAGGAATTTGAGATTGTCTTGATTGGTTATCAACACATCACCTACTAGAATACCCTCCGGAGTTTTAACAGGAATGATATTTTTAGATAATTCTCGACGAACTATCTGTTCTAGTCTACGGCTGATTTGTGTCATAAAAAAAGGACCTATGGTCCTTATTTAAGTGCTGTTACTTCATGCTCCGAAGAACTTGAGTATGGTCTGTAGATTCAACTGTCCAGTCCATCCTAGACCAGCTATGAATGCCATGCCTACCATGCCATACATCATCATCTTGTTTTTGCTTTGTTCTAATTCGTTGAGTTTTTTACCTAATTCTGCATGCTGTGTGCAGGAGGCATCATACATTTGATTTAATTTCTCCGTGAGACCGTCACGAGTTTTGTCCAGGCAATCGTGCATGTCCTTGACATCAACTTTTATGTCATCTAGTTTCTCGCCAAGATTTGAAACCTGCGTTTCTACTATTCCAACACGTTCTGCTACTGTAGGCATTAAGGCCGTCTCCAATGTTATAAGTCAAGTGCTCGCTCCGAGCCATGTGCCTAGTCTATGATTGAATGCCTAATGGGTGCCTTTGAACTAGTATTTATACTAAGTATGTAAAAACACACTTTGCCTAAATCATTGTTACCCAAGTATTTATCATGTCGCCCTGAGTTTGAAAGGCAGCAGGGTCGATGTCTTCACTGTTTTCTAAATCAACAACCACAGGCACATGGTTGAGGTCATGTGCTAGCAGATAAACTGGATCACCGTCTTGTAGAAAAACCTGATCACGTTCGCAGTCAAACTCCCAGATCCAATACGTGGCCTTGCCTGATGCCGGCTCAGGCAGTCTTCCTGTGTGCTTTTTTGGGTCACGTAACCATTCCACATTGGATCGCATGCCTATGGCCTGTAGCAGGCTGTTGAAGTTGGCCTGTTGACCCAACAGAGTCTTGTCGGTGTCGTTCCTATCAGGTTGGCTGCGGGTTATATCTACGAGAGTAACAATTCGGTATCGTGCCATAATGTATGTATTTAACTCATAGAAATTCAGCCAACAAAAAAGGACCTTGCGGTCCTTTAATGCTTCCCATCCCTGAGAATTAACTAATTACAGTGCTGGTGTAAAGACTGCTTCAACAGTAACAGTGCAACCACCAATACCGGCTGCTGCGTCTGTTGTGTCAAATGTACCAGTGCCTTGAACACGCATGTATAATACGTCTGTTGTTCCGCTAACAAAAGCTGAACCGTCTGCTGTACCAATTGCTGCTACAGTGAATGCATCACCTGTGTTAGCTGGTAGTGCACCTGCTGAACCGCCTGCTAGTGTAATTGCGTTACGAATTGTTGTAACGTTTGCGTCTGTCATGTTTGTCAATGCAATTTTAATAATCAACTCGCGACCTACGTCAGCTTGGTTGATTCTGTGCTTGTTAAAGTTAGCACCAAAAGTTACATAGGTTGAACCGTCGTTACCTACAATTTCATTTCTACTTGTTACGTCTGCCATGATAAATTCTCCTTGATCAATGACCTCGCTCAGAGGCCGGCAATATTAGGAATCACCTGATCCCTATGCAAGTATTTATATTGGATTGGAAAAATCAGGGTGTTTGACCGTTAATCGGCTCTAAACGGAGTCCACCGATCTCTAGGCACATATTTGTCGCCGCCTATGATATAGCCCTCGCCACCGGGCTTGCCGTCTGTAGTGGCTGTGATTTCACCTTCAGCTGCGTCCAGCTCTCGGATTACTTCATCTTTAGCAGACATAATTTCTTTTACCAACTGAAATAAAATATCCATTACTCCTGGATGACGTTCACTGTGTGCAGCTATTTTAGCAGCTTTGGCGGGAGTCTTTTGTTCAAAGGCCAGGAACGCATCAGTGTTGATGTTATCTAATTGTTTAGCCTTGCTTTGACTATTCACAAAGTTATAGATCTCTGTCCGTAGATAACCCATGCCTGCGACAGGAGCCAGCAGGCCGTTGATCTTTGACTGATTCTTGGCCAAAGCTTCAATCTTGGCCAGATTTTCTGCACCCACAGCTGGTCTGTGACTGACTGCTGTGAGTCCAAATACTTCAAGTGCAGGAGTGTTATTAAACAGTTCTGGATTATCAAAGTCTTCTCCACTCTTGTCTCCGAAATAACCGAATACCTTGTGAGCTGCCACAGCTACCTTGGCCTTGGCCAGTGCTCGGCCTGTGTCGCTGTTGACTAAAACTGAGTAAGTGACTTGATTAGGGGTGAATGAGATCCTACCATCTGCACCTGTGTATGGCTTGCCTGGGTGGAACAGGAGATCACCGTAGACATAGCCACGGAAATCTTTGGGCGTAGCAGCTTCGAATATGGGCCACATCGCGGCCATATCACTGGCAAATTTGGATCGCCAGTCTTCACCTTTGCCGCGACTCATGATAAATGATTTTAATTCATCTGGGCTAGAGCTTTTACCTTCCTCACGTCCCCAGTTGTTCTTGCCCACCATGCGGAATGTGCCGTCATCATCACGTCCCCAATACACTGTGGGGTTGCCATCCCATTTGATTGTGATGCTGGTTTCGGGTTTGGCCACAGCTTTTAGAGCTTGTATAACTTTAATTGCACCATCATCTTCTGCAAACACCTTGTCTTCAAGGTGGTTGAACTCTCTGCCAACTTTCTTGGCAGGAGGCGCATCATCTTCTAATAATAGTTCCCAGAATCTCATTTTACTATTTCTATGAGTTGACGCATCCAACCTATACTTCCTGGTTGGTAGCTTTCTATTTGATTGGCCTTAGGCAACTCTATGCCCTGCTTGCCTAGTGTTTCTCTAGCCCCTGCGACTAATTCTTCATAGTTGGGCAGTTTTTTAATGTAGTTAAGGATGGCATCCACTGAACGGATGTCTTTGATGGTAGCAGTCTGTCCCAGCAATTCTTTGGCAATTTGATTCCAATCATTGCCGTTGGGCAGCAGTTCATCTGTTTGTGGATTTAATATCCCGTGCTTGGGACTATACTTCATGTTCTTGGCTCTAGCTATAGAACTCAATAGAATGTGGCGATGTTCGCCACGATACTCTCCACCACCACTGATCATTGATCCTTGTTGGAACTTGGGATTAGCTGAAAACATAAAGTCTGCTTGCACAAATCCGTTGGCGCTGTCACCTTTGATAGGCACCTTCCAATGCACATTGTCACCGCTTAATTTGATGTTCTCTTTGCCGAACTGTGATATTAACTTGTCGGCGAAAGATCTTTTGTCTACTTCATTGGCATCCACGCTGAGGTCTAGATCGCCCGAACTGTTGCGTTCAAATGTGCCATCTGGATCTTCTTTGCGTCCAGTAGTGCCTAACCACTTCACTGGCTTTTTATCGTCTAGATCTTTCTCTTTGGTAAAGTCCAGTCCTGTGATCTTTTCAATGTAGTCCACTGTGCTTTCTACATCTGCAGTGGCAATGCGCTGTGTTAGGGGCTGCTTGTCTGAACCCTTGAATACATTGCCGCCTTCTAGTAATTTACTCTGATTCATTTAACGGTCTCTTGGTTCTTTTAGATTCGGCAATCTTACGTATGCCTCGTGTGAATTTGGCAGGATCCTGACCGCGTATGGCATTTAACAATCTACGTTCTAGCTCATCTGCCTGTTCCGCAGTGTAGTGTTTCTTCAACGTTTCCAGCAGATTAATAGCTGAATTGATGATGTTAGTGGCACGGCTTTCAAACAGTTCATCCTTGTTACGGATTTCCGCTAATTCATTTAATTCCTGCAGGATCGATCTTGTTTTTAGTTTCATGTGCCTTTCCTAGTCTAGTATTTAACCTCTGTGTGTCATTTGATATTATACACTGTTTGTTCTATTTAATCAAGTTGTAACACTTCTCATGGTAAATACTGAGTAGGAACACTAAGTTCTACACACACTTACAGAGGAAAAGTATGAAGACTATATCAGAAAAAATGCTAGCCATCTTGGAACGTCTATCCGAAATGTTCCCAGGATCTAGCTATCAAAGCAGTTTAGATGCATATCTAAGCACCAAAGGCATTACCGATGCCGCACAGTTGGAAGGTTATATCCGACAATTCAATTCTCAAAAGGAAAATTATCTATGAAAACAATTTTAAACTCAATCTGGTCATTTTTAGAAGCATTTGGACAAGCACGATATGCTGCGAGTCTTGCACGTCAGGGGCGCACTGAAGAAGCCAAAGCCGTATACGGAGCTTGATAAATATTGGCATGAACTTGGTGTATATTCACGGGGCAAATGCCACCAGCGAAAGTTTCAATTATATTAAGAGTAAACTGGGCACTGGGCTAGACATCAACTACGATAGTCGCAATGGGTTTGAAAATAACCTAAAAGACATGCAGTCAACATTGCAGAACTATCAGAACCTAGTGTTTGTTGCACATAGTTTAGGCGGTATTTACGCATTACATCTAGCTAATGCTATGCCCAATAGTGTTAAGGGTGCTGTTACATTGAGCACACCCTACGGTGGTGCAGAAGTGGCGGATTATGCTCAATACTTTTTGCCATTCAGTAGACTAATGCGTGATATTGGCCCTAGTTCGTGGGTAATGAAGCAGGCTAGTAAGATTAAGATACAGCATCCCTGGACTAATATAGTAACAGTTAAAGGACAAAGTCCATTCATGCATGAGCCCAATGACGGAGTAGTTACTATTGCCAGTCAAAAACATCATGCAGACATGGAATTGATAGAAGTAGACTACAACCACTATGAAGTAGTGCTCAGTGACCAAGTGGTTAAACTTATTAAAGAACGAACAAACAAGTTCAAAAAATAAGTTGCTTTTCGCTCACAGAGCATATATAATAAGTTAACAGCGAACAAGAAGTAGTTGTTAACATACAGACATTACACACAGGAGATTAATATGTCAAACGCATTTGAAACACCAAAGCTACCAGAAGTTAAATTCAACAAGAACGGCTACGAAATCCGTTCAGATATCCTAGGTATGGCAAAAAGCCTAGTGCAAGACGATTTCCATGCCAAGTTTCAAGGCTGGGAAATGACCGCCAAGCGCGATGAAAAGACTGGTCAGATCGTTACTACGGTCGGTATGCCAGAGTTTCCAGGTTTAGATAAAGTACTAGAAACTGCCGAAAAGATGTATTCATTTGTTAACAGCGGCGTGAAGAAATAAAAGTACGCTCATAGAGCATTACATAGCGGTAAAAGAAAAGCACCTTCGGGTGCTTTTTCTTTATCTAACTGTTGCTAATCTAAAAAATCTTAGTATAGAAATGTAGGCCCAGCCAATGTCAAACTCCCACCACTTCTGGCTGAACTTGGCATTGGCACCATCGGCATGATGATTGGAGTGTAATTCCTCGCCACCGATCCAGAATCCCCAGGGTATTAAATTCCTCGAAGTGTCGGGTGTTTCAACATTGCGGTAACCCCACCAATGACTAAGTCCATTAACTACCCCAGCTGCCCAGAATGGAATCCAGATCATTTGAATACCCCACACGAGCAGTCCCCACGGTCCAAAGAGCAAGCAGTCTATGACCAGCATTAAAAGAATACCTGAGCGACTGTGTGCGGAGTAAAGGTTGCGTTCGATCCAATCATTAGGGCAGTCCTTGCTTAATGAATCAACCATGGCTGTGTCTTTGCTGGCAGAATGATAAAGAAATGCCCCGCCAAATAACACACGCCAAATGCCATAGATCTGTGGACTATGCGGATCGCCCTCTTGGTCCGAACGTTGATGATGTCGGCGATGTATGGCCACCCATTGACGAGTGACCATGCCTGTGGTCAGCCAAAGCCAGGCTCGCATAATGTGGTTAACCGCAGGGTGAAATTGCACTGCTCTATGTGTTTGGCTTCTGTGCAAATATAGCGTTACACAGGCTATGGTGATTTGAACCATCACTAGGGTATAGATTATTATGTTCATTCTTTACTTATCCGGTTGACAACAGCCCAAAATAATGCTATAATATGGTATGAAACAAAAAATTATACTCACAGACGCAGACGGTGTTCTATTAGATTGGGAATGGGCATTCTCAGTCTGGATGCAAGAACGCGGTTACACACTGACCGCAGATAATAAAAAAAGCTATTATCTACATCACCACTACAACGAGCTAGAAGAAAAAGATTCCAAAAAAGTCATCAAGACATTCAACGAGTCGGCTGCTATTGGCTTCCTTCCTGCTCTACGTGACTCAGCTCACTATGTCAAGAAACTGCACGAAAAACACGGTTATCAATTCCGAGTGATCACCAGTCTAAGTCTAGATAAAAACGCACAGAAGCTTAGAGAAAAGAATCTACGCAAGTTGTTTGGTAACGCTATTGAAACAGTGATCTGTTTAGACACTGGTGCAGACAAAGATGATGCACTTGCACCTTATAAAGATAGTGATCTGTATTGGATTGAAGACAAGCCTGCCAATGCCGATGTTGGCTATAACTTAGGATTACAATCTATTCTTATCGAACACGGACATAACATGCATCACAAATGTTCTTATCCAGTTGTAAAGAATTGGAAAGAGATCTATGGTATTATTGTAGGTCGCTGACAAAATCCAACAGCAGTTCATGATGTCGCCCACCGTGATAGTGAGGCTTCATCCAGCTATGATATTCGTTGTACCAACTGAGTTGACTCTCTGGGTGACATCCAATTAGCCCTATGTTGTTTTGTATTACGGCCATAGCATCACCATTGGCATAGGTAGCAACAGTTTTAAATTTTGTAGTATCACCTACTAAAGCACATCCATCGTAGAAATACATTCGTTCTTGTTGCCCTTGCCAAGTTATAGGTAATGCTTTGGCATGCGGTCTACGTGTGTCTGTGCCAGGGCGGGTGATGTATTGCACAGCCTCTATGCCATCTACGATATCAAAATAGTCTTCCGCAGCCCAGTATGCTCCCATACATATGCCAAGATACCTTCCGCCTCGACCAACAAAGTCCCTGACTCGATCTCCGTTGTGTGCCAGCAGGTGATCAAAACTATCGGCATCACCAATACCTCCTGGTACAGCTATCATGTCAACATCATCAAAGAAGTCAGCATCAACGTGCCAGCGTGTGAATATTTTAAAACTGTGGTATGGTTGTAGTGCTTGGAGGATGCCGTTGCCGGACTCTACTGAACATTTAGGCTGATGCAAGAACAATGCTATCTTCATACAGTCTTTATAAAAGTGCTCACTTAGAACGCCATTCCGGGGCACGACTCCCATAACGTTCTGCCCAGCAGCCGGGCAACCCTGAAGTAACGCTAACGTTCCTAAGGTAGGGTGTTCTTATTCTTGTGCTTTCTCGATGGTATAGTCTGCTTCTGTGCTATCTGGATATCGAGCTGTTAACTTGGCAATGATGTCTTGGCGGCTTTCACCTTGGATACGAGCAGTCCTACCTGATGCAGTCTGTGTTACTACATACGTTCCAGGACCGTCATTGGCATCTGGTTCAGGCGCTGCTGGCTTTTCTTCGCCTGAAGCATAACTTAACGGGAATCGTTTTTTCAAATCTGCTATAGCAGCCGGAATATCATACCCGCCACGGGCCACATCTTCGCTGGCTGTTTTTAGTTCTGCTGCCTTGCTTTGGATACCTGCGACAATGCGCTTCATCAGTCCAGGAAACAGTTCTGAGAACTTCTCGTCTGATCGTATGCTTTGATTGCCGTTGTTGATTTGATTAGTAGGAGCATGTATCTGCCATTTGCCATTAACATCATCTGAATTTTCTTTGTCAAACACAGATATCACAGGACCGTCTGGAGCATAGGTTTTAAACCAGCGTTCACCTGAGCTTGATCCTGTGCAGAAGCTGGCTTGGAAACCTGCGGAGTTGTTGAATGTGTAGCATGAACCGTAGTTCATAGGAACTACGATAAGGAATCGTTCATCATCTACGATGGTGATTTCTTTGCGATCACGTTTGTGTTTTTCAATGACTTCAGCATCTTTGATACGGTTAAGTTCATCGCGATAATTGCGCTGCTGAATGATAGATTGTATTTGACGTAGATTTTTAAACTTGTTGAAGTCTTGATCTTTTTCTGCTAGTTTGCCACGTATGCTCAGGGCCTTCCAAGCACCTAGAGCGTCGCCACCTTCGCCGTTGATGTCTTCAAAGTCGGCCACGCCATTGATATACATGCGAGTCAACCATTCGTCAAACTTGCCATCAGTGGAGATGTTGCCATAGTCTGTGCTGCTGAGACTGAGGTCTAGGAGATCACTCCATAGTTTAACTATCTCGTCATCTGAGGGTTTAGGTCCTAGTTTGGCCACACGATCTTTGGGCAATGTGCCATCATGGCGCATGGCTATGCTCAACATCTTGACCATCTTGGGATCTTTGAGTTTGGCTGCTATGTTGGCTTCGAGAACTATTTGATTGAGTTTCATCCTGAAATCAAACTCCTTTTAAAGAATGTCAGCACTGTGCCTAATTTCTTTTGATCGCCGCCTGCGATGTCTTTCATCAGTTGGCTACCGCCCTCAGATCGCTGTGCATTATAGCCGTCGCGATAGCCGCTGCGACTTATAGCGCCAGTCTGTTCGGGGTAGTGATGACTGGCTGCCATTAACACAGCAACATTAATAGCAGCTCTGACTGAGTTAGGTGTGTCAGAATCTGTTTCCAACGACTCAATGGCTTGTTGCAGTCGTTTCACATGTTCTAGTTTTTTGGCAGCTTTGTCAAAGGCATCGTTCTTGATCTGATTGGCGATATGTCCTTTGACGTCTGCGATAGCAGCAGTAATTGCTTTGGCCCACAGTGGCTTGAATTTTTTAGTCAGGGTGTCTACACTGACCATCGAAGTGTCAGTGCCAGCCTGTTGATCTTTACGTTTCTTTCGTTTGTCATTCACTGTAGAAGTATTGTTTCCCACATAGAACTTGTTTAGTTTGCCTATTTTTGATTTCAAAAAATCAATGACGTTGCCGCCTCGGCCATCTGCAAAACTGTCTACTTCTCCACCTGAGCTAGCAGTGGCTTCATAACTACCGCTAGTGGTAGCACGGATGGCTCCTGTGCCTGTGGTGCCTTTGATTATGACCCAAGCACCTCTTCTGGCGTCTTTGAGTTCACTCCATGATATCTTTTCTACTTGTCGATAATCCTGATCATGTGCAAGGCCCATGTCTGTGTGAAGGAATTTAACTACTTGTTTGCCACCAGGATTGTCTAGTATCAAGTTGAGACTGGTGCTGGCTTCGTTGAGATAGCCTTCAAGCAGTTGTGAAAATAATTGATAAGATTCTGTGCGCATGATATATTTATTGGCACCAGCTTTGTTTAGCATCGCCATAGTATTCACGAGCTAGGCCGTTGCTGATAAGTCCCTGACGAATGCTTTGTCCGTTTACCAGGATGTCTCCCAATATACGGCCACCAAACTTATCCCATCCGTAGATAATAACTTGGTGCTTCGGGTGGGATTGTAAGGCTTGAGTTGTAAATTTACTCGCCAATTGCGCTCGCTGGTCTTCTTGTGGACATTGAGCTCTGTGTCCTTTTTCTGGCGTGTCGACTCCGTAGATCCTAACAGCAAGTTCGGGCTTGAGTGGTAAGGGGAGAAAGGGAGCGGCGATCACAATTGTGTCGCCGTCACTCACTCTAATAACTTGTGCATCGTAGGTTGCTGACTTTGCAGGCATCTTGCCCTGCGCAAATGCTAACAGGGGCAATGTCGATAATAATAATAGTAGTAGTTTATTCATGGGGACCTTTTAAATCTTATAGCTTATTTATTCTCTACCCAGAAGCCCAGTCTATCTCCGGCAGTTGAGGGATACCATGTGGTATTGGAGGGTTGAGGTTTGAGATCATCGCACCAAACTGGGTATATTACATCGCTGCTATGGTTGGAGAAATCATCGTTCCAACGCAGATGCACTTCGATGATCTTGTCCCCAACGTATTCCACATTGACCCACGGTGTCAAATGCCATAGTTCACCTAATACTTTAGGAAAGCTGTATTTCTCATCAATACGCTGCCAGCGGCTGAATCTGTCTAGCCTATCAGGATCATCGCGAAATCCTTCCACTGCCAGGGTCTGTATGCCATAGTGAAAGTCCACAGAGATATGACGGCCCTCGAAACATTCACTCCAAAAGTATCCGTCAGGAACTAGGTCAGTGTCTTGGGGTGTTAGCCATTGTTTCGTAGCACCGCGACTCATCATGCGTATGTTGGTTATAGGACGAACAATGTAGTGTGCTGGTTTAGGCACTGGTATACCTGCGGGTGCTGCGATATGCCCACATTTCACAGCTAGAACAAGTTTATCGTAGACCCAGAGATAATCGATCGGACAACGACGCCATACATCCTTGTCGTCGATGTATTGCATATCACTCGTATGTAACAGTGTCTGAGTCACCTAAAGACCATTTAGGATTAGTTTCAACTACCCACTTCTTGGTAGCTACCTTGAAGTCTGGGAACAGCATCTCTTTGGGATTACTAGCAGCATCTAAAAACAAGCAGCGATTGTTGGGCTGGGCAGCATACTGTCCGTTGTCCAGTTCAATGAAGTTAAAGCTCTTGTGATCTTCAGGCCATTCTGAATAGGTGGTGTCTATGATGTTCATATCCGGCGCTGCATTATCCACTGTGAACAGATAGTTGCCTTGATAAAACTCTTTGTTCTTGGCATAGAATTTACAACTGAGATTGCGTAGGAATGCTTTCTGTATCACAGCAATGTCATAACTGAAACAGTCCCATATTTGTAGTGTATCTAAGGGTAAAAACTTTTCCGGTTCTAGATTGTCTGAACGGCTCACATAGGCATGCAGGGGCAGCTTGTCATAAAGCGCACCATAGCGTGGCAAGTAGGCTTCTATGCGAAATGCTTGACTGCGTAGGCTCTTGATTGAAACCCAGATGCAAGGTTCGTACTCACCGTGGCCACTTTTAAAATCGTATAAGAACTCTCGTCTTACGAAACAATGTACTGGAGGAAGGTTGGCAACTAGAAAACTCATTCACATTCCTTTTTATCTATACAATCTAAACACGAACACTCGTTGCAATCGCAGTCGTCTGTCATACAACTGAATCCGCAGTGTGCGGTGCACCAGCAGGTGCATTTGGGTTTTAATCTTTGATAGCTTGTGTCATTGTTGTCCATTGTTGTCTCCTTATAATAATCTCTCTGCTATGATATTGAAGCCATCTGTAGCACCGTCATCACTACGCATAAATGTCACACGATAGATACGGCCCAATGCTTTATCCTGTAGTGTAACTGTAACAGTATCGCCTGGACTATCTATACCAAGACTGGTATACAAACTAGTCCAGGCATTATTTGCTACTATCACCCCAGTGCTACCTGCTTGGTTTATCGCACTGCCGGATCTTGCGGTTACCGCTGTCCAAGCAAGATTTTTTGAGTAACTGGCGTTGCTGATAACCTGCGGAAATACGCCTGCAAGCCCAGAATTTGTTATGCGGAAACGCATATCATTCACAGTAAGTTCAGTGCCCATTGCGGCATTGAACGCTGTTCTAGCAAGACTTGGTGTTCTTGCTGTTACTACTGCATCCGTGTTAATATTAAACGCAGTGGTGTTCATGGTCAACACATTGGTAAACGCACTGCTACTACGGAACTGGAATTCTCCGTTAGTGGTTCCGCCATTGCTAACATCAAAGTATATTACACTGGCGCCGTTGGTACGATCACGGATAGCCGCATCTCTGGGCACAGACAATGCCACATTGCTGATAGCACTGTCGCCCGCACTAAATGCTGTTGTGTGATTACTTGTGACAGTGGCAGTTGTGCCTATGGTCTTGCCACTGGCCATTGACAGGTTATTGTTGATAGTGGTAGTGCCTGTAGCTGCTCCAACACTTAAAGTGATAGCGGCTCCGGCAAAGTTTACAGTTGTAGCGGTAGTATTGATTAAATTAAAACTTGAGCTTGGTGTTGTCAGACTTGTGGTAATTGCTGGACTGGTCATTGCTGGCGTGGCACCAAAACTGGTTAGACTGCTCGCTGTTACACCGCTGGCTAATGTGTTACCAGTCAGTGTGCCTGCCGCGGCTGTAACTGTAATATCAGAACTGCCATTAAAGCTAACTCCATTGATGTTGCGAGCAGTGGTCAGCGTAGCGGCTGACCCATTCACTGACCCGGTGATAGTGTTTGTAACTGATAGATTTGTTAAGGTACCTACGCTTGTAAGACTACTTGCTGTTACTCCTGATGCTAGAGTATTTCCAGTCAGTGTGCCAGCGGCTGCTGCACTCTGAGTGATAGTGATAGCACCTTCTGCATCTGAAGCTGTGGTGATACCACCTGCACCTACAAACTTGACTGTTTCTTCTGTACCGATTGTTCTTAAAGTGCTGTCATCTGCGGCTACATTGAATGTAAAAGTATTTGTAATAGCATTCCACGGAGTGCGTTTCCAAATAGTAGGCAATGGGTTGGCACTGGTAATCGTGAAACTGTCTCCGAGAGTAACTGTGCCGGTCCAACTGGAAGTAAGTATAAGGTCCCAAAAACCATTTGGATAGTTTTCGGACCAACTAGACACACTCGATACTGTGCGGGTAATATTTCCGCCGCCGGGATTAAATGTCACAGTCCACCCGTAACCTGGTGTAAGTGCAAGTGGATTCCAATTGTTGCTGATTCTAAGTTGATTGTAGTTAGAAGCACTTTCACTGTTTAAGAATGTACCAGTATAACTATTGCTTACATAGGCTGTGGTACAATAATAAATGTAGCTACTGTCAAAGGCCACATTGCCTACAGCATCTCCTACTGCACCTGTTAGTGAGCTTGGTGCGGCAACAATTTTTAATGTGTTGGTACCGTCTGTTAGTGTAGGTATATTAATGGCTGCACTGCCGTCAAAGCCGACACCATTGATGTTTCGTGCCGTGGTTAGTGTTGCTGCTGAACCTGTGGTATTTTGATTTAGTGTAGGTATGTCAGCGGCTACAATAGCACGGAATGTTGGAGCCCCATTAGATCCGTTTGGTGCGGCTAGGAAATGGTTGGCTGTCTTACTGGCATAAGGGTTCTGTGTATCACCATAACCCGAAGCCAATGCGATGGTAACTGCTGAACCGCCCGTATAACTTGTACCACTCAATCCCGTGCCGATAGTCAAGGCGTTTGGATTAGCCGCTAAGATAGTAGCACTTGATCCTAAACTAATACTTGTGCCATTTACAGTTATTGAACTATTGGTTAGTTTGTTATTGGCTATTGACCCGGCTAACATTATGTCTGTAACAGCACCTATACTATTTGTGTAAACGCCATTAGTCACTGTAGTAGCATTACCAATAAAGTTAGTTGCTGTTACAGAGTTTAATCCTGCTAGGTTAGCGGTTGTAGTGCCTAACGCTACGACTGTGCTACCAATAGTAACTGTGCTGTTCAACAACTTGGCATTGGCAATGTTGCCTTCTAACATAGCATTAGTGACTTTGTCTGTGTCGCTGGTTCTAACTACAGTACTATCAACAGCTATAGTTATAGCACCTTCGGCATTTGACGAAGTATCAATGCCAGTGCTACCAATAAACTTGACTGTTTCTTCTGTGTCGATAGCAATCATAGTGCTATCGTCTGCGGCCACATTAAATGTAAATGTTGACGCAGGACCTTGCGGTCCAACAGGGCCTTGTTCTCCTTGTATGCCTTGTGGCCCAGTTGCTCCTGCAGCACCGGTTGACCCAGTATCACCTTGTATTCCTTGAGCACCTTGTGCGCCTGCGGGTCCTGTAGCGCCAGTTGCTCCTGTGGCCCCCGTGTCGCCTTTTAGTCCCTGTATACCTTGAGCACCTTGCAGTCCCTGTGGGCCAACTATCTGTCCAATATTATCCCAACGGCTGTCTGTGACATTCCAGAAATATAAATCGCCGTTCTCTTGATTGATCCAAGCATCGCCTGCTGAAGGACTAACTACGGCTAATATTTCTGCTTCGTTATTTTTAGAACCTTTTAGAGTAACAGCAGCACCTTGTTCGCCGGTATCGCCCTTTACACCTTGTATTCCTTGTATGCCTTGTGCGCCTTGTGCGCCTGCAGGTCCTGTCGCACCCGTAGCTCCCTGTGGTCCTGTGGGTCCTGTCGCACCCGTAGCTCCCTGTGGTCCTGCGGGTCCTGTAGCGCCTGTAGGTCCAGTTGGCCCGGGAGATCCGCCCCCTCCACTGACAATAGTACCTCCGGGAGTAGAACCGTCACTCAAACGAAGTATACCAGTACTATTATCATAGAATAATGTGCCGCGTCTGCCAATGAAGTTGTCTACAGAACTCTGTACCAGTCCTGCTTCTATTTTGCGAAATGCCATCGAAATACCCTAGTTAGAGTATTTATCGGCTTCTGAAGATTGGATTGTTGGGATTGTGCTCAGTCTCGTCTTGAGTGAGTTTGCGGATGATTGGCGAATCTTTGCCCGCTTCAGCTTTGTCCAGTTCTAATTCTTGCTGTAACGGTGAAACCATTATGGGATTTGGGTCTTTTTCCTCTGGATTCTTTGGCTGGCTTTCACTAGACTCGTTGCCGTCTAGTTTTTCAATAATGTCGGCCAAGGCCCTCATGAATTCTGCTGCTCTCATAGTGTTATTTATTAGAATCCGTTAGTGGCTGAGTTGTAGAACAGTTTACCGGACCAGTTTGATGTTTTAGCTTGTGTTCCGCTCGCCCAACTAACGGTCATTGTTCCTGGGCCTGTTAGGTTACCGAACATAACACGGAAGGGATAATAAATGTTTGCTATCATTGCAATGGTTCCGCTCACTTCTGTAACACCGTGAAGGCCGCCGTTCTGGACAACAGCATTGGTATGAGTATATCCTGTAATGGCATCTGGTCCAATCCACATATAACTAGCATCGTCTGTGCTAGTGTAGAATGTATAGGTATCTGTAGTAGGTGCTAAGAAGTATCCTGTTAGCATAAT